ACAAACATTGAATTTGAAGGTGCAACAGATGATGCTTATGAAACTACATTAACAGTCACAGATCCAACTGCAGATCGCACAATAACTATTCCAGATGTAACTGGAACAGTAGTAACAACTGGAGATACTGGAACTGTTACATCAACAATGATTGCAGATGGCACAATTGTAAATGCTGACATTAATGCATCTGCAGCAATTGATAAGACTAAAATTTCTGGTACCGCAATTACTGCTGCAGATACTGGCACAGTAACAAGCACAATGATTGCTGATGGAACTATTGTCAATGGAGATATTAGTTCTTCTGCAGCAATTGCATTAAGTAAACTTGCTACAGATCCACTTGCTCGTGCAAATCATACTGGCACACAAACAGCAAGTACAATTTCAGATTTTGACACACAAGTTAGAACATCCAAGGTAACTGACCTTACTGCTCCAACTTCATCTTTCTCAATGAATAGTCAAAAGATTACAAATCTTTTAGATCCAACTGCAGATCAAGATGCAGCAACAAAAGCATATGTTGATGCAATGACTCAGGGATTAAATGTTCATGCTTCAGTAAAGGCTGCAACAACTGCAAATATTACTCTTGCAACAGATGTTGAAAATGGAGACACTCTTGATGGAGTAACACTTGCAACAGGAAATAGAATTCTTATTAAGAATCAAACAACTCAATCACAAAATGGTGTTTATACAGTCAACGCAACAGGTGCTCCAACACGTGCAACAGACTATGACTCAACACCAGAAGTAGATGCTGGAGACTTTATTTTTGTTGAAAGCGGTACAGTTAACGCAAAAACTGGTTGGGTACAAACAAACGTAATTACAACAATTGGAACAGATGCAATAGCATTTACTCAGTTCTCTGGTTCTGGAACATATTCTGCAGGTACAGGATTAACACTAACTGGTACAACATTTAGTATTAACACTGCAACAACAGCAGATGTTTCTACAGCACAAACATTAACAAATAAAACAATTAATGGTGCAAATAATACACTTACAGTACGTCTTGCAAATGATGTTTCTGGAACTCTTCCAGTAGCAAATGGTGGTACTGGTGTAACAACTTCAACTGGTTCTGGCAATAATGTACTTTCAACAAGTCCAACGCTTGTAACTCCAATTCTTGGAACACCAACATCTGTTACTTTAACAAATGCTACAGGTCTTCCAATAAGCACTGGCGTTTCAGGTCTTGGTACAGGAGTCGCAACCGCACTTGCTGTTAACGTAGGATCTGCAGGTGCCCCAGTAGTTAATGGTGGAGCACTTGGAACACCATCTTCTGGAACACTTACAAATGCAACAGGTCTTCCAGTATCAACTGGTATATCAGGTCTTGGTACAGGAGTTGCAACATTCCTTGCAACCCCATCATCTTCAAACTTGGCTTCTGCAGTAACAGATGAAACTGGTTCAGGTTCTCTTGTATTTGCTACATCGCCAACATTAGTAACACCAACATTAGGTGTAGCAACCGCAACAAGCATCACATTCTCTGATGGTACACAGTCTAAAGAAGGTGTTCCTTCAAGAACAACAATTGTTCAAAAAACAGATTCTTATACTCTTTCATCATTAACAGAAAGAGATAATTTAATTGAAATGGGTAAGGCAACTGCTCAAACTCTTACAATTCCAACAAATGCTACAGTTGCATATCCAGTAGGAACATCAATAGATATTCTTCAAACTGGAGCGGGACAAGTAACAGTTGCTGGTGCTTCAGGTGTAACAGTTAACGCTACACCAGGATTGAAGTTACGTGCTCAATGGTCATCTGCTACGCTTTTAAAGCGAGCAACTGATACATGGGTGGTAATGGGCGACTTGTCAGCGTAATAAAAATTTGATATAATAAAAAGGGGTAAAAATGGCAACTAGAGGTAAAGGAATTAGATCTTCTGCACAGGATAACTTTATTGCTCCTGATGCACCAACTGGGGTTAGTGCAACAGATGTAGGAACTAGTAGAGCATTTAATAATGGCGCTGCTACAGTTACATTTACTGCTCCAACAACTGGAAATACAGTTGGAATTACCTCTTATACTGCAACTTCTTCACCTGGAGGCTACACAGCATCTGGTGCATCATCACCACTAACAGTTACTGGGCTTCAAAGCAATACGTCTTATACATTTACAGTAACGGCAACAAATGCTTATGGAACATCATCAGCATCTTCTGCTTCGGCATCTATAACTGCAACAACAGTTCCAGCAACACCATCTGCTCCAACTATATCATCCGTTTCTAATCAGGCAACTGATGTTGTTACATGGACTGCTCCTGCAACAGGTGGAAAAGCAATAACAGGATATACATGGACTTCTTCTGATGGAAAAAGTGGATCTACTGCTTCTACATCAGTAAACGTTGCACAAGAAGCAGGTACAGCACAAACATATAATGTATATGCAACTAATGCTAATGGAAACTCTGGAACATCTGCAAACTCTGCATCTTTTACATCTTTTAGTTTTGTTCCATTTAGTTTTGTTCCATATAACTTTGTTCCAGTTTATGGCTTTACTCCAGTTTATAGTTTTGCTCCAGTTTATAGTTTTGCTCCAGTTTATGGCTTTTCTCCTTGGTATTGGCTTGATGGAGGAAATGCACTTGCACCAGAAATAACAATAAGACCAGTAGGATCAGAAGAAGAAGTTATAAATATAGATAGTATAGAAATCAATAGTATAGTTTCTGGTTTTAATCTTAATGATAAAACTATTCAGCAAACTACTGTAGTATCTGTAAATCCAATTAATTTTGAACATGCTATTATGATTGATGGAGATGTTTATACTCCAAATTATAAAATGTATGTAAGAAAAAATGGTATAGAATCATTTATCCCAGTTTCTGAAGTAGATACATCATATGAAAAATATTCATATTTAGAAAATGATTTTATACCAATCTTTTCTGCAGAAAATTTAGATATATCGGTGACATCTGTTTCAATTAAATGTGAGCCTTATAACAACTTTTTTACTAATAATGTATTATTATCAGATTAGAGGATAATGTTTAAAAAAAACAAAAAAATAAAATTTAATAACGTATATCCAAAACTAGTTGATATTTTTCCAGAACCAGAGGCAATTTCTAAAAACTTACCAGACTGGTTTAAAGAGCAGCCAGTTTATTTTAATAATGATAAAACTGTTTATAATGGTTTTCAAAAAATAACTGTAAAAAAATGTCCAGCAATATTTGATATTATGTCTTGTGGATATATTTTAAAATGTCCTATTGATATTTTTATAGATACAACTGTTAGTCCACCAAAATTTGATATTCCACCACAATTTGCAAATTTAAAATATCCTATAATGTCTTTTCATTCATCAGAACAAGTGTCTCATTATCCAATTGATAAAGATAATGAAATAGATTATGTTATAAGAATAAACATGGTTTGGCTTGTATCAACAGAAAAAGGACATAGTTCTTTATTTATAGATCCACAGCACAAAGATAGAAGCCCCCTAAGAACAGTTTCAGCAATTATAGATACTGATGTATTTCAATCAGATGGAAATTTTTCTTTTTTTGTTCAAAAAAATTTTAAGGGAATATTAAAAATGGGTACACCATTAGTTCAAGTAGTTCCATTTAAAAGAGATAATTGGGAATCTTCAATTAATAAAAAGTTTGATCCAATTTCTGGTTTAAGATATCAACGTTTTAAAGTAAGAAGTATGTTTTCTAATGGATATAAAAAATTTTTTTGGAATAAAAAAGAGTATAAATAGTGTTTTTTAAAATATAAAACTCTACCTAATCTATAGATATAGAGTTTACAAAAAATAAAAACTCTGCTACAATTAGATATCATTTAAATTCAATTTACTAGGAGATTTATTATTATGTCAGATGTTTTTTCTTTTCGTCTTTCAGATGAATTTGTTAACAAATATGTAGGAATTGAGCCACCATTTGGCTTTAAGGATGCTGGTCTTAACTCACTTGGAGAGATCACTTTTATTCGTACATACTCAAGAGTAAAAGAAGACGGCAAGAAAGAAAGATGGCATGAGGTTTGTAAAAGAGTAATTGAAGGTATGTATTCAGTACAAAAGAATCATGCTAAGGAAAACAGACTACCTTGGAATGATTATAAGGCTCAAAAATCTGCACAAGAAGCCTTTGATCGTATGTTTAATCTTAAGTGGACCCCGCCAGGAAGAGGTCTATGGGCATTTGGAACACCAATGACTATGGAAAAGCGTAACTCTGCTGCTCTTCAAAACTGTGCAATGGTATCAACAAGAGATATCGATAGAAACGATCCAGGAGCATTATTTGCTTGGGTAATGGATGCATTAATGCTTGGAGTTGGAGTTGGATTTGACACAATTGGTCAAGATAAAGAAATGTTAATCTATGGTCCTACAGAACCCGTTGTTATTTATGAAATTCCAGATACTCGTGAAGGTTGGGTAGAATCTGTAAGATTATTGATTAACTCTATGTTAAGACCAAATCAAAATATACAAGAGTTTAAGTATGACTTGATAAGACCACTAGGAGCACCTATTAAAGGCTTTGGAGGCGTTTCTAGCGGTCCACAACCATTGATTGATCTACATCAAAGGATAAGAAAAGTTATTGGCTCTAGAGTCGGAGAGACCCTAGATTCAAGAGCAATAGTTGATGTTGTAAACTTAATTGGAACTTGTGTTGTTTCTGGAAATGTAAGAAGATCAGCAACGCTTGCGCTTGGTTCTGCTGGAGACGATGATTTTATTAATTTAAAAAATTCTGAAGTGTTTCCAGAAAGAAATTCATTTGATTTAGAAAATCCAGGTTGGGCATGGATGAGCAATAACTCTATTGCAGCAACTGTTGGAACAAAGTATGAAGATTATGTAGATTTAATTTCTAACAATGGAGAGCCAGGATTTATTTGGCTAGATGTTGCAAGAAATTATGGTCGTCTTGCAGATCCTGCAGATGGAAAAGATTATCGTGTAATGGGCTTTAATCCATGTGCAGAACAACCATTAGAGTCATACGAACTTTGCACACTTGTTGAGGTTCACTTAAATCGTCATACAGATAAAGAAGACTTTTTACGTACTTTAAAGTTTGCATATCTTTATGGAAAGACAGTAACTCTCGTTCCAACACACTGGCAGATTACAAATGGAATTATGCAACGCAATCGTAGAATTGGAACATCTTTGACTGGCATTGCATCTTTTGCAGACGCTCATGGACTTCCAGCAACTCGTGATTGGATGGATGAAGGATATCAAACAATTCGTAAATATGATAAACAGTATTCAGAATGGCTTTGTGTTCGTGAATCAATTCGTGTAACAACAGTTAAGCCATCAGGTTCTGTATCATTACTTTCTGGAGCATCTCCAGGAGTTCACTGGCCAGTTGGAGGAGAATACTTCCTTCGTGCAATTAGGTTTAGCGATCAAGATCCGATGATGCATTTATTTAAAGCAGCAGGGTATAAGACTGAACCAGACTTGGTTTCAGCCAACACAATGGTTGTTTATTTCCCAGTACACTCTGGACATCCAAGGTCAGAAAAAGATGTAACCTTGTTTGAAAAAATTGGACTTGCTGCAACAACACAAAAATATTGGTCTGATAATGGTGTTTCTGTAACATTATCTTTTGATAAAGAATCAGAAACAAAAAATATTGCTCCAGCACTTCATATGTATGAAGGTCAACTAAAGGCTGTTTCATTTTTGCCAATGGGAAATACAATTTATCCTCAACAGCCATATCAACAAATTACACAAGAAGAATATGATAGTTATGTTGGACAAATTGCAAAAATTGATTGGTCTGCAATTTATGATGGTGTAGAGAATCTAGACTCTATCGGTGAAATGTATTGTACAACAGATTATTGTGAGATTAAGACTGGTTCCTGATATAATAAGAGTCAGGAGATGATATGGCTACTGCCTCAAACTTATACACTGAACGAATATATTCAGAACATCCCATTGCTACATGGCATTTAGATGATGAAGCATACTATATTTCTTTAATCAATGATAATCAAAGAAATTTTGATTCTGTAAACCCTTGGACTGCAAGCGCTAATACTGTTATTTATGATGCAGAAGTTGATGGTAACATTAGCGCAATATCTCCTCTACCGTATGAATTTTCTGATGCAGGCTTAAGTTATTGTAGATTAGCAGATGCAACGAACAGTGAAACAATAACATCTAGCAATTTAGAATATTTTGTTAATTTTAATCAAGAGTTATCAACTTTTACATTGGGATGTTGGGTTTATACAACAAGTGCTTTATTAGAAAAAGTTTCTATTGGTTATACATATGATGGATTGGCTAGTCCAGTTTATAGTGAATTTATAACTTCAACAAAAGATCAGTGGTTTTTTATATCTGGCACTTTTAATATACCAACAGGAGTTACTGAAAGCGATAGACTTAAAGTAATAATTAAAATTGATGCAGATAATTCAAGTATTAATGAAATGGACTATGAGTTTTACTTTCAAGGTATAACAGTTGGACAACTTTGTGAAGAATATCATGCAGAATCTTTAGGAAAAACAAAAAGTACTCTTCCATCATCAATTAATTTATCTGTAGATGGTGTAGTTGCTGCAGATGCCTATGGATTGTCAAATATAAATGGATATTATATAGTTGAAAATAATTATTTAGTTTCAAAAGATGGAGCAATACCACTAACATATGGATCAAGTGGGTCTATTGAACTTATTCCACATGAAGAGGTAGTTACAGTTCGTCCATGGTCATATGTAGATGAAGAATTATGGTCATATTGGGATGATGGTACTTGGCAAAGTGTATATGAGTTTCAAGATCAGGCAGACTTAATTATTAATGCTAAGCCATCTATGATTTTTCCAGGTTTTGGATTTTTAAATGAGTCTGGAAGGAATCAATCTTATACTGTAGAATTTTGGCTTAGTCTTGACTCTAATGCTACATCTCCAAAAAGAGTTTTTGGTCCAATAAATTCAACAGATGGTTTATATGTTGAAAATGGTTTGCTTACTTTAGTAATTGATAATAATTTTGTTTCACATTATGTAGGAGAATGGTTTAGACCAATGCTTATCCACATAAGACTAATTAAAGATCAAGCATCTTTATTGGTAAATGGAGAAGAAGTTGGTCAGTTGGCTTTTAATACTGCAACAATGTCATTGCCAGCAGAGTTAACAGAAGAAAACAAAAGTAATGACTGGCTTGGATTTTATGCATATAAAAACAATGTTGTAGATCCAATTTTATTAGGTTCTTTTTCTATATTTTCATATGCAATGTCAACATTAGTTGCTAAGGCTCATTATATTTATGGTCAAGGTGTTCCAAATTCTTCAGAAATTATTGATAGTTATTATGGAGGATCTTCAGTAGAGATAGATTACTCTGTTTCTAAATATAACAATAATAAGTCATATCCATCAAACTTGTCTTGGTTACAAGCAGATATAGATAATCTTTTTGCTTCTGATAATGTTTTAAAAACTCCAGATTATTCTTTACCAACTTTTAATTTAGGAGATAAAACATTTGCTGATTTAGAAAATGATTCTTCTGCAATACAAGATGACGGAGAATTATTTTTTTCATTAAATCCAAACTCAACATGGAACTCAACTAATTCATCAATTTATTTTAATAATTTTTCTTTTATACCATCTACAATTAATTCCATATACGGTGTGTTTGAATTTACTGACTCTTTAACAGATCAAACACTTATTCTTTTATTTAAAGATAATAATAATTATTTAAAAATAAGAAGGCTTGCTGGAAATAGCAACATTAATTATATTTTTTGTTACAATGGAACAACAACAACCATAGGATCAGTGTCTGTTCAATTACATGAATTTGTTGCAGGTATTAGCATAGATAAGTTATTAAGCAATACAACTATTTTTGGACTTTCAGAATTTTTTGCAAATAGATCATTATTAAAAATGTATGTAGGAAATGACATAGATAATAAAAAATTTACTGGAAGAATTTATTCTTTTGGCATTTCAACCATTAAAAACTCTTTAGAGATTGATAATCATTTTTCATCAAATGGTTTGGCTTTAGTAAATGCGTATTCTTCATTAACTCCACACATTGCTAGTTATACTTTGTTACCATTTAAAGAATATGGAAAATTTTATATTGATATTTCGGTTGCTGGATATTGGAGAGACTATATCCCTCTTTCATCTTTAACTTCTCAAATATATAATGTTAATAATAATTTAATAGAAGATTTAGACTTTATTCAGTTTAATATAGATTATCCAGCATTATCAGACTCTGCACTAACAGGACAAACGTACTGGACTAATTCATCTTTATCAAATACTTATGACACCGATAACTCTGCAATTAGGTCTTATGTTGCATTTGACTATACATCTAACGGAGTTGCAAAAGCAGATGATGAATACACTGATATCGCTGCAAATTATTCAAAAATTTTAGATCTAAATAATACTCCTTGGACCGATAAAAGATTTGAAATAGTAGATAATTATTTAATTTATCCAGATAAAAATGTTAATATTTCTAATATTTCTTTAATTTGTTTTATTAATTTTAAAGTAAAAAGTATTTTAAAGAAAAAAGCATTTTTAAGAAAACTAGAATTTTCATCAAAATCTTTAAATTATAATTTAAATAATCCAATAGGAACAAAGTATGGAATTGATATTTATCCATTTAAAAAGGTAGGATTTTATAATGATTATAAAGGTAAAAATCCAATTTTTATTGATAAAGAAAATACACCATATCTATATTTAACTAGAAAAAGCGGAATAGAACTAAGAAACGGAATAAATGATATAGAAAGAGGAATTTCTATACCAATTTCATCTACTGGAACTAATCTTTATTCTCTCAGCGCAATTCAAATGTTTACTAGATGCGATCTTTATGCTTTCCCAGAAAATCCAGTTAAAATTTTTGAAATTGATTATAAAGATGATATTTTAGACTTTTACATTAAGGCTAATTCATCAACTGCAAAAAGAGGTGTTATTTTTGCTAGACTAAGATCAACTGGAAGCAACTTTACTGGACTAGGATATTATTTAAATGGAAAAATTGTTAGAGAGCCAGTAATCAATATACAGCAGTGGTATTCTCTTGGTATTTCATTTAACAATGCTTTAAACTTTAATAATTATGCTGGTAAGTTAAATTTAAAATATTTAATGATGTTTAATAATATCTCTATGTATCAAGGAACATCTTTACAGGTAGTTCAAAGAGTTATTTTAAGATCTTGGAATGAGGTAGAAGATGGGAATGATTGGCAAGATTGGTCAAGTGGAGGAGATTGGAATAATGTATATATTAAATCTAGAGACTCCAGATATATTGTAAATCCATCAGAAATTTATAAATCCTACATAGGAACAAATAAAATTATTATAGATGATGAAAGTGATGAATTAAACATAGTTTCTGATAGTATTAGAGCATATACTGCTGCTTCTTGGCAGACATATTTAATCACTCCAGCATAATATGGTATACTTGTGGTTATGAATCAGCCTAAAAAAGAAAAAGTCGGCAAGTCTAAGATGAAGTTGATAGAAAAAGGCTACGACTGGGGTATGTATATATGGATAAAGCCAAATGGAAAAGCGTTTGGCGATGGTCACGGAAACCTTCTAAACATTCCATCTCGTAAAGGCGATCTACAAAAAATGGCTGAATTAAAAAGAGCAGCAGAGTATTATGGATGTGAAGGTGGTCATGCTCAATTTCATCCAGGCATTAAAAGAGTTAGCGAAATGGAATATACAGAGCAATTGTCTAGAATGCGTGAAGGATTAATTCCAAATATGAACGATCTTGGTGCTGTTTATGACGCACAACAAACATTAAAGGTACACGGAGAAGAATAATGGAAGACTATATTGTAGGAGCATCAATTAGTGATGCAGTAGAAAAAGCAGATGAGTTTAAGAAAAATGATCCATTTAATAAATCTTGGGATGAACTTAAAGGATTAGTAAATTTAGATCAAAACTTTAAACGCCGTACTGCAAGAAATTTAAATAAAGTTGATACAACTCAAAATTATTTAAACAGTGCAAACTCTAGCCCTACAGGAATTGACAATGCTAAATCAAAAGCAATTAATCCAGGTGCTGTCATTAGAAATGGTTACGGACTATTTGATGTAATTACACCACCATACAATCTTTATGAATTAGCAAACTATTATGATACATCTTTTGCAAACCATGCTGCTATTGATGCAAAGGTAGAGAATGTTGTTGGTCTTGGTTATGACTTTGTAGTTGGATCACGAACAATGCTTAAACTTGAGAATGTTGAAGATGAAATGGCATTAGGACGTGCTAGAAAGCGTATTGAACGTGCAAAAATTGAAATGCGTGATTGGCTAGAAAGCCTAAATGATGATGATAGTTTTACAAAAACAATGGAAAAAATTTATGTAGATATGCAGGCAACTGGTAATGGTTATATGGAAATCGGCAGAACTGTTACTGGAGAAATTGGATATATTGGTCACATACCTTCAACAACAATGCGTGTTCGTAGACTAAGGGATGGATATGTTCAGATTATTGGCCCATCAGTTATTTATTTTAGAAACTTTGGAGCAAAAAATCCAAATCCAATTACAACTGATACAAGACCAAACGAGATTATTCATTTTAAGCAGTATTCTCCACTAAACACTTATTATGGAATTCCAGATATTATTGCAGCACTTCCATCTTTAATTGGAGATCAACTTGCTGGTCAATATAATATTGATTATTTTGAAAACAAAGCGGTTCCAAGATATATCATTACACTTAAGGGTGCAAAACTAAGTGCTGATGCAGAAGATAAAATGTTTAGATTTTTACAAACAGGTCTAAAATCACAATCACATAGAACTTTGTTTATTCCACTTCCAGGAGATTCTGATACAAACAAGGTTGAGTTTAAGATGGAACCAATTGAGAATGGAATTCAAGAGGCATCGTTTAATGAATATAGAGTAAGAAATCGTGATGATATTTTGGTTGCACATCAAGTTCCAATTTCAAAACTTGGTGGTTCTGATAGCGGATCAATTGCATCTGCTTTGGCACAAGACCGTACATTTAAAGAGCAAGTCGCAAGACCAGCACAACAAGAACTTGAAAAACTTATTAATAAGGTTGTTCGTGAAAAAACTGATATTCTTGAACTCAAGTTTAACGAACTTACGCTTACTGATGAAATTGCACAGTCTCAGATTCTTGAAAGATATGTAAAGACACAAGTTATGATGCCAAACGAGGCTCGTGAAAAGTTAGGTCTTCCACAACATCCAGAAGGTGATACTCCATTTGTTATGTCTCCAAGACAAGCAACAGATTCCAGAGCAAATCTTGCAGGCAATAGACAACGAGACGCAGAAAGAACAAACAATAACTCTGACTCTCCTTCCACAGTTTCTGGAAGAAATCCACAAGGGGAAGGTAGGTCATCCACATAATATCAACAAAGTAATAAAAATGTTGATATAATGGATGTGATATGAGTATCATTTCTAAATCGCATTGGTCAACAGAGGGTGAAAATGTTCGCCTATCAATGCCCTTTGCTAAAGTAGACAAGGAACGTAGAATTGTATCAGGTTTTGCGACCCTTGATAATCTTGATAGACAAAACGACATTGTTTTAACTGAGGCTAGTTTAAAAGCATTTTCAAAATTTCGTGGTAATATCCGTGAAATGCATCAACCATCTGCAGTAGGAAAGATGGTTTCATTTAAAGAAGATAAGTATTTTGATCCAGACACAAAGAAATTTTATTCTGGTGTTTTTGTTTCAGCATATGTTTCAAAAGGCGCACAAAATGCGTGGGAGAAAGTATTAGATGGAACATATACAGGTTTTTCAATTGGCGGTAGAATGAACAAGTGGGACGATGGATATGATGAAAAAGCAGATAAGCCAATTAGAATTATTAAAGAATATGATTTAGTTGAACTATCTTTAGTAGATAATCCAGCAAATCAATTTGCAAGTATTCTTTCTATTGAAAAGGTAGATGGAGTAGATGTAGTAAAAGGCGAAATTTTAGATGTTGTTGTAGAAAATGTATTTTGGGATAAAGATTCTGGTTTAGTAATGGTTTCAGAAAATGACTCTGAGATTAGCCCAACAACTGGAAAGCAAATGAAAAATATAGGTTTTGTTGAAAAGTCAGATACTGACAAGGTTGACATGATAAAGTTCTTAGTTGATAGTGCCAAAGGTATTAGTACAACTGAGATTCAAAAGGAGGTAAGTCCTATGACAGAAGATACAACAAAAGTTGTTGACAATGTTGAGGTCGCTCCAGAGGCAACAGATACCACTGTTACCAAGAGTGCTGACGAAACTGTTGCTGAAACAGTAGTAGAAAATGCAGTTGAGGCAGTTGTTGAAACTGAAGTAGCAAAGTCTGAAGAAGTAGTTGAGACTGCGGTAGAAACACCAGCAGAAGAAATTACTAAGTCAGCAGAGGCTGCAGCAGTTGAAGCAGTTGCCGAGATCAAGAATACTCTTGAAAATGCCTTTGGCGATCTAGCAGCAACCATTAAGTCCTTGAATGAGGAAACAATTAAAATGTTTCAAGGTCAAGTTGCTGAACTAAGTAAGTCTATTCAAGCCGTCTCCTCTGAAGTTAAGGGAGTTAAGGATGCTTACAATGAGTTTGGAAAGAGAGTCGATGCCGTTGAGCAAGACACCGCTTTCCGCAAGTCTGGCGATCTAGGCGAGATCGTACAGGAATCAGAAATGGTTCAAAAATCCCTATGGGGCGGTCGTTTCCTCGCAACCGACCTATTCAGATAAGGTAAATTCACTAGGAGGTGAACAATATGTCGGAAGAAATTATAAAGAACCAACCAGGTAGTGGTGGCGCATCAGATTCTGGGTTATTTAACGCAGATGGTGGCTTCGCTTCTGGAGGCATTGGTGGAGTTTCCTCACCAGGCGCAGACACTTTGGGTAATATCCCAACTGCTGCTTTTGGTGTTACAACTGGACCAAATGCTGTAAATCCTTCGGGATCTGCTGCTAGTGGAATTCTACGACCTGAACAGGCACGTCAATTTATTGATTATGTCTGGGATGCTACAGTTCTCGCTAAGGATGGCCGTAGAGTCACAATGCGAGCCAACACAATGGAACTTGAAAAAGTTAACGTTGGTGAGCGTGTACTTCGCGCTGCTGCACAAGGCGATGGTGCTTACACAAACACTGGAGCCACATTTACAAAGGTAGAACTTACAACAAAAAAGATTCGTCTTGATTGGGAAGTAACTACTGAAGCACTTGAAGACAATGTTGAAGGTGCTGCTCTTGAAGACCATCTTGTTCGCTTGATGACCAATGCATTCGGTAATGATATCGAAGACTTGGCTATCAACGGAGATGGATCCACAGGAAACTTCCTTTCAATTATGGATGGTTTCCACCACATGATTACAACCAATGGAGATGCACACGATGCAGTTCTTCCTGCGGTTACATCAGATAACTGGACAACTCCAGTTATGCAAGGTATCATCAATGCAATGCCACGTAAGTATCGTGCCCTTAAGAACAATCTTAAGTTCTATGCTGGTACAGATGTGTTCCAAAGCATTGTCCGTAACAACGGTACACTTGCCGATGCTATTTCTGAGGCTTTCTCAAGCCGAATTGGTAGCACTCAAGCAAACCGTCAAGCATACCTTGATGGTCAAGGACAAACATTTGGCGGTGCCCGTACCACTCGTGTACTCGGCGTTGACGTAATGGAAGTTCCTTACTATCCAGCAGATTATGTCGACTTGACATTCCCTGCAAACCGCATCTGGGGCTTCCAGCGCGACATCACTGTTAATCGTCAGTATCAACCAAAGAAAGATACTATCGAATATACAGTATTTGTCCGTTTCGGTATCCAGATTGAAGAAGAAGATGCAATTGCCTATAAGGACATTGCTGCTTCCTAATCATTAAGGTAATTAAACTGGGCAGGGGATTCGTCCTCTGCCCTTTTTAACAATCTGTTATAATAAGATGTAATTAAAAGGAGCAATAATGCCACCAGTAAAAAAAGCAGCAGTATCAAATCCACAAAAAGATGCGATTGATCAAACAGTCATTTATTCTGACAAAAACTTATATTTTGAAGGATATGGTCATATTGACAAAGGATTTTCTGTAATTAAAAAAGAGAATTTAGATATATTTTTACAATCCAAAGCCGTAAGAGAGGTTAGTGCCGTTGAATTAGCAAAACATTACGGCAAGGATAAATGAAATTATTAAGAATTCCTCCGTATCCTTTAAGTATTTCTTATGATGTTCCAGCAGCATCTACTGCCTATACTTTGATTATTGAAGAGTCAGATACACATGCTGTATTATTAGAAGAACAAATTACATCTACTGTAGGTAAAAAACTTAACTATACATTTGAAACAGATGATTGGCATTTATATGACGATACATATGCACTAAGAATTCAAGACTCAGACGATGATATTGTTGTAGAAGATACACTTGATATTTCAAGACCATATGTGGACCCAAATACATTAGGAACAACGGCATCTGAAATTGCTACTAAACAAACAAATGAACTACTTGCAAGAATTATTATTGATTCAATTACTAATGGATTTTACTACACAAGAGAAACTGTTGAGCAAACTGGTTTAGGCACAGACTATGCTCCACTAAAAATTAAAGCAAGAAAGATTTTAAAAGTTTATCAAAATAATGTACTTTGGTATGATTCATCCTTAGAAACTCCAGCAATTTATGGAGTTACTTATAAATTAAGCGATAATAAAACTGCTATTGTTCAAGAAATTGAAGGTGCATATAACAGAGCAGATCAGGCACCAATATTTATGCCAACAGCACAATCAGACTGGTTAGGTCCAATTGGTTGGGGAACAACATTCTCTAGAGGCGCAGACTTTACATTTATTGTTGAAAGCGGATACAAAGTAGTACCACTAGATATTCAAGAGGCAACTCTTATGTTAATTAATGATATTGAGTGTGGTAAGTTAGATTATTTCAAACGATATACATCATCATATAATACTGATCAATTTAGAATTGGTTTTGATAAAAGATTATTTGATGGTACAGGAAATTTGTTAGTTGATAAAATACTAGAAAGATATACAAGCACACTGGTTATTCCTGGAGTTTTATAATGTCATGCGACACACTAGATTTTATGTATCCACTTCTTGCAGATGTATACCATCCAATAGTTGATCAAAATGTTTATGGTCAAATAAAAAAACAATGGGTTTATGATAGGAGTATTGCAATTTCGTTTGCACCAGCAGGAAGTGCAATGGATGAAGATCTTAAAGCAAAAACATTTGTTAAATTAGAAAATATGCTTGTTGGCAGAGCAAGATGTGATATTAGAATTTCTAAAAATGGAGATAACAACTCATTAAGCAATGTTCTTATTACAAATATTAGAAATAAATCAGATGAACTTGTTTATTTAGAAACTTCTGGAGAAAGAACTGGAAGAGGAACAATATATGAAATTGCAACACAAGATCCATTTATTGATCCATTTGGAGATACATCTTATTATAAGTTAGTGATAAGAAGAACAGAAAATCAAGGTGTTGAAAATTGATAACAACAAAAATAGACACAAAATATTTTACAAAAACTATGAATAATATAGTTGACTATTCTTTTGGTTTTATTGATGGTGTTAATAGAGGAAAAAAAGTTTTTTTAGAATCTTTAGGAAAAGAAACAATACAAGTTTTAAAACAATATATTGATGTAAATGCAAGATTAAATCAAAGGGCGCTACACCATGTTTATGAATGGTATCAAACTGGAAGTCCAAACGCAAGACTATATGATTTTGTTTACTCTGTTAATAGTAATGGAATATCTTTTAAATCTACATTTAGACAGTCTACTTCTATACCAAAAGGATCAACTGTTCCGTTTTATAATAAAGCAAGAATAATGGAAGATGGAAGTCCAATTATAATTAAACCAAAAAAAGCACAAGTATTAGCATTTGAAGTAGATGGAGAGGAAGTTTTTACAAAAAATCCAGTAGTTATAGAAAATCCTGGTGGTAATGTACAAGGACAGTTTGAAAAAACAGTTGATGCATTTTTTAATAGATACTTTAAGCAATCATTTTTAAAAGCAAGTGGTTTGTTTAATTATTTAGAAAATCCAACAGTATTTAAGAAAAACATTAAAGCAGGTGCTAAAATAGGTAGATCCATCGGAGTTTCTACTGGAATGTCTTGGATGGCAAATGCAACAGTTGGGGAGGTTGAGTAATGGGTGACGGAGATATAAGACAACTACCATATCCACCAATTTGGGTTAATCAGTATATTAAAGAAGAATTACTAAAATATGATTTTAATAATATTATTACTTTGCCATCAACTCCATCTGCAATTGATGATGTTTATAAAAATACAACTGGTTCATATCCAGATCTTGCAATACAATATGATAGATTATTTAGACTACGAAGAACTCCATTTTATCCAATGAAATGTGAGCAACTGCTTTATTATGTTTATAGTACACAGGCTGAAAAAATATATGATGCTATGATTATCATTTCTCAACTTTTAGATAGATCAGATGCAGCAGCAGAAGATTTAAATAGATGGGCAGCAGCAAAACAGTCTGGAAGTTCTCCAATATTGGATACTGCGGTGCCAATTCCATATAATGTATATTTTCATGATATAAAAGTTTATCAGTTAGAAGAGGCCAGGGATTTAGGTGAACTAGGGGCAATCAGAGGACTTACTCTTAATAAATTGATTATAGAGTATGACTACCATGTTAAAGAGCCTGTAGGGGCACCAGAAGACAGATATAGATAAAAACGCTGTTATACTTATATAGAGGAAACATCGCCTGTTTGCCGTTTAACAACTAAATACAAAATTTAAGATAGAGGTGAATTAAATATGCCAGCATATTCTCGTGGTACGTCCACTAACATTATCGTTGGTGCAGCAGCCCTTTTCGTTGCTGACTCAACACTCAATACCACAACTAACGCAGTGCCTTCATTCGTAAGCACAGAGTCGTACAAGTCTACACTTTCGTCAGACCCAGACTATACAAACGTTGGTTATACAATGAACGGTATTGAACTTCAATTCCAGCCAGACTTTGGTGAGGTACAAGTTGATCAAGTTCTTGACGTTGCAAAACTCTACAAGCAAGGAATGCAAGTAAATCTTGCTACTACATTTGCAGAGGCAACTCTTGAGAACCTACTTCTTGCCACAGCAGGACAGGATTCTGACCTATCAGGTTCAAAGAACACTTCAGGAGGACAAGTTCTCAATCTCTCCGCAGGAGACATTGGAGAATGTCCAGTTGAGCGTGGTATCGTTGCAGTAGGTCCAGGAACTGGTGACTGTGAAGATTCTGGAAATGTTGAGCGTGTATATATTGCATATCGCGCTCTTTCCATTGAAAATGTTACTGTGTCTGCAAAGCGTGATGAGGCTTCAATGTTCGAAGTTTCTTTCCGTCTTCTTCCAGATGATTTGACAGCAACATACGGCAAGATTGTTGATCGCACTCACACTGCATCATAATCTTAGTTGTTTAGTGGACAAGGCCCATCTTTTTAGGTGGGTCTTTGTCTTTTGTGATAAAATTATTAAACAATGGCTACAGAAGTTTATTCAGTTAAAACAATAACATTACTTAATAATACATCTTTTGATGCTTCTCCATTAAAAATAAAATATTTAAGATCTTTTATGAACAAGTTTATTTTGATGGATAATGTAAAAAATGATGTAGAGGCAATAGAGGTTTTATCAGAATGTACTAAAATTGCCATGCAGCAATATATGCCACACCTATCAGAAACTATTGAAGATTTTATTGATTTAGATATTTTATATGACATTATTGGTCAAGCAGCAGGGATTAAGATAAATGATAAATCTGAAAAAACAGTAAAAGAGCAGACAGAGGAAAAAGGTCAAAGTTGGTTTGATTTAGATTTGGCTAAGTTGGAGTCAGAGGCTTTCATGCTTGGTATTTGGAAAAACTATGAAGAGTTAGAGAGTAGTCTTTCTATACCAGAATTAATGGCTGTTATTGGATCAAAAAGAGAACTTGATTATGAAGAAAAAAAATTTTTAGCAGCAATACAAGGTGTTGATATAGATAAGGGTGCAAACAAACAAAATGAATGGGAAAATTTAAAGGCTAGAGTGTTTAGTAAAGGAAAAACAAATGATGGAAATGATGTTTTAGCATTACAAGGTGCAACTGCAAAAAAGGCAGGATTTGGAATTGGATTTGGACTAGACTACGAAGATTTAACAAAAAATTAGCGATTTATGCTATAATTGATCATACCTACTACAGGAGGAATAATGGCAAAAAATGATAAGGATGTTGTAACCCTTATTGACGGTACCACAATTGAGGTAAGACCTCTAAAAATCTCATTGCTAAGACCATTTATGGCAAAGTTTGAGAAGATCGCAGAAGTTGCAAATGATAATGATAAGTCTATGACATTGTTGCTAGATTGTGTTGCTATTGCAATGGAACAGTATAAGCCTGAACTTGCAAAAGATTCAGAAAAGTTAGAAGATTTGCTTGATCTTCCAACTGTATATAAGATTGTAGAAGCAGCATCGGGAGTTAAACTTAATGACGCTGCTGACGTACTTGCTTCTGCACTAAAAGCATAATAAATAAATAGGTGGTGTTATGAATGAGCGATGCCAATGCTAATATATCTATTAGTATTGATACGTCTGCTGCGTTAAGTCAACTTAAAGCATTACAAAGACAGATATCGCTCTTTCATACAAGTGTTGCAAAATCTACTACAACAGCAGCACGTGCACAACAAGATTTACAAAAATCATTAATCGATGATATAAATGCAACTGGTAAATTTGCTGCATCTATAACAAAAATCAAGACAAGCGCAGAATCTTTTACTGATTCGCTTGAAAAAAATAAATTTTCAATGCGTGAGTATTTTAGGTATGCTGGAGCATCCACAAAAACTTTTGGCAGATTATTTAAGTCAGAATTTGACACAATAAGTAAAGTTGCAGAAGAAAGAGTAAAAACTTTACAAACACAATATATTAAATTAGGCAGAGATGCTAATGGTGCTCTTCAGTCAATTGCAGTTAGACCGCTTGCTTTAGATATGCAAGATTATGGAACTAAAACAGCCTTGGCAGCACAAAAACAAGCACTTTTTAATCAATTAATGAAACAAGGATCTACTAACCTTTTAAATTTTGGTAAGAACACCCAATGGGCAGGTCGCCAACTTATGGTTGGTTTTACAATTCCACTTACGCTTCTTGGATCAACTGCTTCAAAAGTTTTTATGGAAATGGAAGCACAGGCATTAAAATTTAAAAAGGTATATGGTGACTTATTTACTCCAGCAGCAGAAACACAGAGAGCATTAGATGACATAAGAGAATTAGGAAGAGTATTTACTAGATATGGTGTTGCTGTTTCAGACACAATGGGATTAGCAGCAGAGGCTGCAGCAGCAGGTTTCCAAGGCACAGATTTAATGCGTCAAACAAGAGAAGCAACAAGACTTTCTGTTCTTGGTGAAATTGATAGACAACAAGCACTAAAGACTACGATAGCACTTCAAAACGCTTTTGGTTTATCAAGTGATGAATTATCATCAAAAATTAACTTTTTAAATGCGGTAGAAAATCAAACTGTAACATCTCTTGATGATATTACTCAAGCAATACCAAGAGTTGCACCAGTTATTCAACAACTTGGTGGAAACGTAGAAGATCTTGCTTATTTTATTACAGCAATGAAAGAGGGTGGTATTAATGCTGCAGAAGGAGCCAACGCATTAAAATCTGGACTTTCAGCAATAATTAATCCTACTGATAAAGCAACAGCAATGTTTGAAAAATTAAATATTAATATTCAAGACATTGTGTTAAAAAATAAAGGTGATCTTAAAGGAACTATACAGTCATTTGCATCAGCATTAGACGATCTTGATCCATTAAATAGAGCACAAGCATTAGAACAACTATTTGGTAGATTCCAGTTAGCGAGAGTTTCTGCCTTATTTGCAAATATTGCTAAGGATGGAAGTCAGGCATCTAGGGTATTGGGTATTGCTTCTACATCAATGGAAGATCTTGCTGCAACAGCAGATTCTGAGTTAGGACTTATTGAGCAATCAGCATCTACAAAATTTAAAGCAGCAATTGAAAGTTTAAAGGTTTCTATTGCTCCAGTCGGAGAGGAGTTTTTAAAGGCAGTAACACCAATTGTAGAATTTTTTGGCAATATTGCAGATAAGTTTAATAACTTATCAGACAGATCAAAAAGAATAATTACAATTATAGTTGGTCTTGTTGGTGCAATTGGTCCTGTATTCTTAATGACTTTTGGTTTGTTAGCAAACGGTATTGCTAATATTATTAAACTATTTTTAACTTTAAGAATGGGATTCCAAAGAATAACTGGACAAAGTAATATTCTTGCAGAACAAACTCAATATTTAACAGAAGCACAAGCACAAGCAGCAGCAGTTGCACACTCATTAGATCAAACACATGCACAATTAATTCAAACATTTAATATTGAAGCGTCTGCATTAGCATCTTTGGCTACAGTATATGAACGTGCTAATAAAGCAGGACTAAATTTTGCAGCAAGAAATCCTGGCTCAATGACTACACCAGTAAAAGGTTTTGCAGATGGAATAGTTTCGGTTCCTGGACCAAAGGGTGCTGGAGATATTATTCCAGCAATGCTTTCTCCAGGAGAAGCAGTTATTCCAGCAAAACAAACACAAAAATATGGAACGTTGATACAAGGCATTGTTGCTGACAATATTCCAGGTTTTAGAAAAAGTAATGTTATTTCAGGATCATCTGATCGAATTGGTTCTGGAGCATCTGGCAGAATTGGAAAATCTGGAATAACTGTTCCAATACCATATATTGAAAATGTCTCTTCAACTGGTGGGGCAGTTGATTTTTTAAATATTAATCCAGGAGACATTGTTGATTTAACTAGTATTTATACTAAAGAAATTGCCAAAGTTGCAGAAACTTCTATTGCGGAAATTACAAGAGAAATTAATAGATGGAAAACACAAAATCTTGAAGCAATTACAAATGCTACAGACTTAGTAAATCAGGGTGTAGATGTTGAAACAGCCTTTGGACCAATAGTTGATAAATTTAATAAAGACATGGTGGATATTGGTGGAGCAACAAGCAAATTTGTTGAAACAGCAAAAATTGAAATGCCAAGGTTACAACAGGATTTAGTAGAAGCACAAGCAAAAGCAAAAGAGTTAGGACTTAATTTAAAAAATGCAGCAGATGCTACTCGTTTGGCTCAAGAACTACCAAATAATATAGTTGCTCAGGGAATGGCAACTCCTGGAAATTATTCTTCTATTGGTAAAGCAAGACAAGCCTCAGCATCTATGTTAGGTGGGACTACTGGTATTTCTAGGTATGGAATTCCAAGATTCATGATTCCTAAAACAACAGATCCACAATCATTAGCATATAAACTTGCATCTTCACAAGAACATTTTTCTAAAACACCAGAACAATCTGAAAATCTTAAAACACAAGCACAATTAAGAGAAGAAGCAAAAAAAATAAAGAAAAGTGCAAAAGATAATGCTGACTCAGCAATTACAGCAACTGCAATCGCTGCACAAACACAGTCACCATCAAAACGTACTATTCCAATTGGAGAAGACATTGCTCGTGGCCTTGAAGTTGGAATGCAAAATAGACAAGATGATGTCGCTAGGGTTGCAAGCGGTCTTGGAGATACTGCAGTTGCTGGAACAAGGCGTGGAAGAAGAGGAGTATCAACAGTTGGAAACGTAACTCCTGGACAGCCAGTAACAACAATCGCTGCTGGTGCTCCATATGTTCCACCAGTTGCTGCACCTTCGGTTATTAGAGAAAGTACTTTGTTGCAAGAATCTTTAAATGATGCGTCTGATTCTACAGTTGACTTTACTGAAACTCAAAAGAAATCTGAACAGTCATTTAAGGCATACGATTCTAAATTAATGAAAGCATCATTTGGATTATCTGCACTTTCTTCTGCTGGAATGATGTTTGGTGGAACAATTGGTGATTTATCTCAAAAAGCATTTATGTTATCAAGCGCATTATTTGCATTACAACAAGTGACTCAATTAATGACAAAAGAATCATTTACTAGAATATTGTCAGATAAAGTAGCAACTGCATCAAGCGCTATGAGTGCAGCAAAACTTGGTGAAGGAATGCTAAAAGGAAGAAAAGGAGTTGCAGGATTTCTTCCAGCAATAGGAAGAGCAGGCCTAGGTCTGTTTAAGTTTATTGGACCACTTGGCGTGGCTGCAGGAATAGTTACATTAGCAGGAATTGCATTTACTAAATATAAAGAAAGACAAGAGGCAGCAGCAGAAGCATTAAATGCATTATCAATTGCTGCAACAAACTCAAAAGAAGCATTGGATACATATGCAAATATGTTTGGAGTAGTTCCTAATAAACTGTTATCAGAAACAACAAATCCAACTGTTGCAAGACAAGATTTTAGATCTCAGATTGATAAAATTAAATCTAATGAAGATTTCATGAAAAATGAAGAAAAAACAATAAAGGCTTGGAAAAAACTTAGCAAAGAAGAATTAATGAGTGCAATTATTTCTAAAGGATTAGACTTAAGAGCAAGAGGATTTGCAGAAGAACAAGTTCAAGCAATTTTAACAGCGCTTAAAGAAGAAACTGGAAGAACAGATGTTGTTCTTGACTTTACAAAAATTAAATTTACTGAAAGAGCACTTAAAGGATTTAGAAAGAGTGCTGTTGGTTTAACCAATGATTTAAATATAAGTGTTGGTGCTGAAATTCAAAAACAAATAGCAGAATTAGAAAAAACATATCAAACTCAATATGCTCCAAGAGGAACAACAAGAGAAGATTTCTTTGGTCCAGGAGGAAATCCACTAAATAGAATAGATCCAAATAGACTTGGAACAGAAGTATCAGCAAAACTTAAAACTACAACAGATATTTTAAGTCAAAACCTTAATTCTATAGCAACATTATTACAACAAGGTGTTATAGATATTAAACAATATGATGCTGCATGGGCTTCTCTTGACTCTGTAATAAGTTCATTAAATCCAAATGTAAGAGAACTTGCAACTACATTAATGCTTGATAAGGCATTAAAGAAAGATAATCCAGAATTAGCAAAATTTGTTAAAAACTTGGGTGATGCAGGTCAAAAAACATTGATGTTGCAATTAGTAAGTTTTGGGTTAATTGATCAAACTCAAGCATATGCTACTGCAATAGAAAGAAGAAATGCTGCAGTAAAAACTTATGGTGAAAATACTGTAGCAGCAATAAGAGCAGAAATTGGATTAGTTGCAGTACAAAATCAATCTAAAGATAGATTAGATAATATTAAGAAAACATATGCTGAACTTGCTAAAGAGTTTAAAAAGTATATAGATTTATCTGGCGATGGTAAAGATAAATTTGATTTAATAAAATATCTAAAAGAAGAAATTGCACTAAGAGATAATCAGGTTAAGGCTCTTAAGAGATTAGCAAAGGCTGGAGTAGAAGCAGCCACTGCTTTAGATATTGTAAATAATCCAGATGCAGCAAAAGCAATAGCAAATGCTAAAAATTTAAAAGAAGCAGTTTTGTTAATGGAACAACTAACTGCAAAAGCAAAAGAACTAGAACTTGTTCAAAGCGCAGTAAAACCAATAGGAGAATTGTTTAAAGAACAGTTAGAAAGAGCAAGAAATATTCTTGATTATAACCAGTATGTATATGATTTACAATTTGAGCAAGAGTTAGCATTACAAGAAAGAAGAAACGTAGAAAATGATTATGCTCTTGCTAGAATTCAAGAGCAAGAAGATGCTATTACAAAATATTATGATGATCAAATAAAGTACCTTGATGATATTCAAAAGAGACAAGAAGAAATTAATAAATTACAACAAGGACGATTCTCATTGGCCAAGGCTCTTTCAGAAGGAGACATGTCTGGAGCAGCATCTGCAATACAATCTATTCGTGAACTTGAAGCACAATCTCAAATGGAACGTAAGAGGGGAATCTTAGAACAAAGAAAAGAACAAGATATTAATAATGTAACTTATAAAGGTAGACTTCGTGAAGAGATTGAATTTGAAAATCAAAAAGATGAATTACGTAAAAAAGAAATAGATATGCTTAAAACTGTTAGACAACTAACTACAGAACAAATGGGATTAACAAGAAAAGAAATTGATAATGCTCTAGAAGGTTTAGACTTAGCAAAAAATGCAGGGGTAAATACTAACTCAGAAACATATATAAAGAATGTTTTACGAGGTGTAGTTGGAGATGCTGGAGCACTAAAGGCATCTATTAAAGAAGCAAGAGAAACATTTGAAACTTATGTTACAAAAGTAAATAACCTTAGAGAGTCAATTGGTCTAAGTGTTCTTGAAATTGAAAAGATGGTTAAGGCAGCAGAAGCATATGTAGAGGCAAAGAATAAAGTTATTGCTCCTCAGCCAAAATCTGAACTACAAACTGGTCAAAGAACTGGTGCTACATTAGATAGATTTACTCAAAAGAATAATCCATTTTTACCATCTGCTCCAGTTGCTGGAACATTAAGGCAAGATGCTGCGGATTACTTACGAGATAGGTTTGGATTTAATTATGGAGGAAAAGTTCGTGGGCCAGGAACATCAACATCTGACTCTATACCAGCAATGCTTTCAAATGGAGAATATGTTGTAAATGCATCAAGTGTAAGAAAATATGGTGTTGATTTATTTGAGATGCTTAATGCCAAGAAATTAGCAAGTGGCGGTGGGGCGTGGCAGGAAAGAATTACAACTAACTCAAAGAAAACCCCTCCAATATTGCAAAAAGAAAATTGGGAACAAACTGCTAACTTTTTTGGATTGCCTCAAATAGGAAGAACATTACAAGATCTTGCTCCTCTTGGTGGGTTTAATCCAATATCAGTCGGCATTCTTCAAGCAAAACAAATTCTTGGAATGAATACAAAATCTTCATATGGAGATAATATTTCTGCAGCACTTTCTGTTGCACCAATTCCAGCAGGTAGAGTTGCTGGAAAACTTGCAACTGGTCCAGGAGCAAAAGCACTGTCTACAATTAAAGGTAGCACACATTCTAGTCAAGAAATTATTGATAAAATTAAACCAATGGATCAAGTTTCAATTCTTACTGGAAGAAGTATGGGTCCAGGAATGTATTTTGATAAACTTAGCACAAGAAAATTGGATAGCAATTATTATGGACCAAATACATATAAGCCAAAATTAAACCCATTAACACAGTTTAAAATTTTACAATCTAAAGGATTTTTAAATTATAGTGATGTGCAAGGCACGACTGGTTTACGTTTATCAGAAATTGGAGCAACAGGTGCATTTCCTGCAGGAGGAAAACAAAGCCCAGAAATATTTTCTAATATACAAAGTTTAATGAATCAAGGATATATTGGTATAAAAGACAATAGTTATACAACAAATTGGTTACCAGGATCAGATAAAGGATTTAAGTTGAAAGCGGTTCAACTTGTTCAGTCTGGCAGTGGATATGTAACTAGATCTATGAAATATGATCCATCACTAGTAAAGCCAGGATCAAAAGCACCTGGAGAAATTGCAAATCTTATTCAGAGAATAGGAAGATCTAGAAAAATAAACAAGCCTACAAATAATATTATGGATGAAGATGGTATTTTTAAGATTAAAAATGGTGGCTTTATAAATTACTTTGCAGGTGGTGGATATGCAAAAGGAATGGATAAAATTCCTGCAATGCTATCTGCTGGAGAATATGTTGTAAAGAAAAAAGCAGTAGATACAATAGGTATTGACAATATGGATAGAATTAATAAAGGTCAATTACCAAATAGCAGCAATTCGTTGTATAATTATAACCTTAGTGTTAATGTATCTAACAGCAATGCTAATCCAAACGATATTGCAAGAACTGTAATTAATCAAATTAGACAGGTTGATGCACAAAGAATTAGGGGTAATAGATAATGGCAACATCAGCATATTTAGTAGGAAGAAAAAGACATACACGGCCACAAGGAGTTTTGTGGTCTGAAAATGCTGGAACTCTTATAGATGGTCTTTATGTTCCTACTGGACAAGAGGTTGGTGCTGACTTATCTTTAACTACTGGTGGTATAAATCAATTTATTATTTTATCTGACCACAATAGATCAGCACTTGATTTTAAACCTAATAGAATTGAACAAAGAGAAAGAATGATTAATGGAAATATGAGGTCATATCATATTGCAGATAAACTAACAATTTCTTTTTCATGGCAAAATTTACCATCAAGAGCATATCCAAATGTTGCTGAGTTTGATGCCGTTGGTGTTGCAGATCAAACTACAGAATATACTGCAGACGGTGGTGCAGGTGGAGTAGAACTTCTTGATTGGTATGAAAACCATAAAGGTCCATTTTGGATGTTTTTAGCATATGATAAGTATAATAACTTTGGAAAAAATGATGCAGCATTTCAACACTTAACTGGATATAATGAGATTGTTCAAGTATACTTTAATGATTTTAGTTATAGTGTTGAAAAAAGAGGTAGAACAAATCATGACTTATGGAATGTGTCTGTATCATTGGAAGAAGTATAATGTTTCAAAATGATACTTTAAAAAATCATTTTTTAAATTCACCAACAATTAGATTAAAATCTAAAATAATTGCTGAGTGGAATATGAATATGCCTGATAATATTTTTAAAGTTGGAAATTATAGATACAGACCACAAAGTTCAGACACAAGGTATACAACAATACAATCAACTTTTGATCAATACGATTCTGGAAATTTTTATACTGGTGCTACAGATGCTGATATTGTAGTTGATGGGGGATATGACAATCAAGATACTCCAATTTTATATACTTCAATAAAAGAAAAGTATAATCTTTACTATTCTTTAGAAGATTGTCTTAAACCATTTAGACCAAGGTCTGGAATAAATAAAATGTTACTTTTAAATAGTAAATATGTTCCATACTATACTACAGATGCTTTAAATAATCAAGGAATATATTTTACACAACGTCCAAGATATTACATGCCAACAAGAAATGATCAATTCAGATATTGGACATCCTATAGAACAGAAAGAGAATCTGTGAGTTCAGCAAATACCACAGAAAGAGGTATAGCAAACAGACCAGTTGGAACAATGTACTATATTGATGATGCTGCACCATTTGTTGTTTATAAAAATACATTGCCAGCAAATAGAATTATTATTAAAATGCAAACAAATGTTGGTAGCGTAGATCTTGGAACTTCTATAACTCCAACAAAAAATTTTCCTGATGTTTTTTATGGAGATATTAATAAAACAACTCCAAAAAATTGGAAGATACAAACTCTTATAGGAAACCAATGGGTAACTGTTCAAGAATTTAATGCTACTTCTACAAGAGCAGATGGAACTGCAGTTATTAAAGAAGACGGATATGTAGAACTTTCCTATGGTTTAAAAATTCCAACACAATTTCAAGGTCGTTTTATACATGCAGAGGTTTTAAGTTCTACTACATTACTGCCTGAAAAATCAGTAGACGGATATGCATATTTAGTTATTTCAAACTTAACAGAAAAAGGAACCTATCATGTCTGGAATGAAACAACTGATGAATATGATTTATTTGTTCCAGAGTATACATGGTTTTTAGCAGATGATTCTTTAGATCAAACAAAACATTTTGTAACAGATCTTACTTCTCCAAATTCATTTATAGAGCCAGCAACTAACAGAATAAAATATAGAGAGTTTGATTATATTCGTGGCATTAGGATTGTGGTTGACACTATGAATAAATCAGAATCAACATTTGATTTAATTGAATTTTCCCCAAGATTGTTAGTAGACATTTCATCAAATGTTATTGATTTTAAAGTTACAAAATCTTTAGGAGATCTTGGTTCTGGAGCATTGCCAATTGGCCAACTATTAGCATCAACTGGATCTATTAATATTTTTGATGATCAACAGGCATTTAATGAAAGTAATCAAAATAGTATTATTAAAGATTATTTAAGAAAAAATATTAAATTTACATTTTATGAAACTATTGTTAATGTTAATGGTTATGATTATACAGTTCCAATTAAGAGTTTATATTCAGAAGGTTTTCCACAAGCAGATATAACTGGTGGAACAATATCAATTGAGTTAAGAGATCTTTATTTTCATTTTGAATCGATGCCAGCACCACAACTTTTTATAACCAATGTTTCTTTAAGTTATGCAATATCATTGTTATTAGATTATATTGGTTTTAGCAATTATGTTTATAAAAGAAATTTTGGAGAAAAAGATCCAGTAATTCCATATTTTTTTGTTGGTCCAGATAGAAATCTTGCTGAAGTATTAAATGATTTAGCAGTATCAACACAAACTTCAATGTTTTTTGATGAATATAATAATTTTGTTGTAATGAGCAAAAATTACTTAATGCCAAATGCATCAGAAAGATCTTCTACTTATAAACTTATTGGTTCTCCAACACATATGAAAGAAAATATAACTAAAAATAAAAAAATAACATCAAACAATCTTCCAAATATTGTTTCAATAGCATCTCAAGATAAAAGAATTTATAATGATGGTAAGATAACATATAAGTCAAGGTATATTGATAAAACATATACTGCATTAGGAGAAGAAACTGCATTAAGTGCAGAAAATAAAAACTGGGTATATAAACCATCTAAATTATGGGAAATAGTAGATATACAAGAATTGCAAAAAGAAGGAAAAACAACTGGGTATAGTCTTGCAGCACTTACACTTAATCAAGAATTATCTAGTAGTTTACCAACTGTAGAAAATAATATTTTAATAAATAATACAATTGATTTTGGTGAAAGCACTTATTTAATGGTAAGACATCAAGGATATTTATATGCTAATGGAGAAGTTATTAAATATGATGCAGTCGAATATAATGTTGATGGAACTGGTAATGTATGGATTAGTAGTGACTCAGAGTACAAGTATTATTTAAATAATTTACCATATAATGGAAAAATATATCATACTGGACGTGTTAGAATTTTTGCAGAGCCATATTATGAAATAGTAAATAATGTAACTAGAATGCAAAATGGAGCAGTAGCAAAACATGGTAGGGGTCAATTTGGAACTCAGGTGACTTCTCATTATTCTGGATTACAACCTTATTGGACAGATCAAACAAATAGAAGAGGTTGTGAAATGCAATCGCAATACTTGTTTGGTTCAACAACATTTGATGGATCAGTTACTACTGGAGCAGCAGGAGTAAGTAATGATTTAGCAAAAAGAGGAACAGTTAATGGAATTGTTAAAAGATATTTATCTCAAACAGCATTAACAGAATCTGAAATATTAAAAATTAATAAAATTGATCCAAGTAAAAACAAAGGAATTGTACAATCTTCTGCTTTAGTTATTAAAGGACCAAATTTTACAACAACTGATCCAAAACAATTAAATCATATTAGTTATGTTTATAAAACATTAGAAGATAGATTTAAACATTTTGGAACTAGAATTAGAATTATTGGTGCAAATATTGGACAATCTAAAGATGAAAATAATAAAATTTATACAAAAGTAACTACCCTAGATGGAACAACATACTATCAATCAAATTCTAGTTCTCCAAATCAAAGTACTAATGTTTCTGGAAACTCTGGTGGCATTGCAGTTTTGCTAAACTCAGAAACAAATAATGGATATTATTTTGAAATAATTTCTTTAGATGGTGGAACAAAGGATAATGCTAATATTATATTTTATAAAATAAATAAAGATTCATCATCTTCAAATGCTATACCAGAATTACTTTGGAGCGGTACTGGAAATATTTTATCAGATTCTGGAAACTTTGTTGGAGTATCTAGAAAATATCAAGAACAAAATCCAACAGTATATGATTTATCTGTTGAATATTTAGATAATGTGTTAAGTACAAATTCAAGAAGGTTTTTCTTATATCTTAATAATGTTTTAATTGCAACAGTAGATGATAAAAATCCTTTACCAAAATATAATGACATTGCTTTATTTACTCGTGGTGCATCAAAATGCATGTTTGAAAATGTTTTTGCAATGACAGAAAATTATTCTCAAAATACTGGAGAGTCTATTACTGAGCCAATGGCATCAGTTTTTGGAGGAGATCTTGTTGCATCTAATCAATCATTAAATAAGTATGCTTTAAGTGGAATATTTCAACAAACATATTTATCTGGAATAAGTCCAGCAGAGCCAAATAAATTTAAGGTTTATTTTGAAGAGTTTGGAACAATTATGAGAGAGTGTGCATATTTTAATATTAGATTTGATAATGCATATCCAGCACTTTCAGCACAAATTATTAAAATGCCAGATAAAGTAAAAGAATATATTGTTTCAGGATTTCAGGCAGATGCGTATGGTGCAGAATTTTTAATTTTCAATGCAACTGATTCAATACTTGGATTGGGTACAGAGTCATATAATTTTGTAAATATTAATGGAATTGCATTTACACAAGATGGATCAGCAGAATTAACGGTAGATGATTATTTCAAAAAACGATCAAGTTTTTCAGATCCAGAGTTAAAAGGAGATACTATAGTCTATTCTCCACTGATTGAAAAACAACAATATGATAATATTAAAATAAGTAGAATGACATATGGAAAAAATGAATTTTCTATAGAAAGTGATTATATTCAAAATTCAGACGATGCAGAAAGTTTAATGGGCTGGATAATAAGCAAACTTATGACACCTAAAAAAGCAATTGGTGTAAATATATTTGCTACCCCAATCTTACAACTAGGAGATCTAGTTTCAATTGATTATAAAAATCAAGAAGGTATAAATTTAGTTACATCAGAAACTTCTAGATTTATTATTTATAATATGGAATATAGTAGAAATAATCGTGGTCCACAAATGACAGTTTATTTGAGTGAGGTGTAATATGTCAGATGATTATATGGGAGTTCCTGGATTAATAGCACCTGGAACAACATCAACATATACGAATATAAATCCAATTGGTACAAATAATGGTTCATATAATAATAATTTTTCTGATGATTATATGGGTGTTCCAGGATTTCAAATTCCAAATAATCAAACAAATCCATCTACCTATGTTGAACCAACTCCGCCATCGCCTTCAATATCAACAAACAGTGGTGGTAGTATTACTTATAGTCCTTCAGTATCTTCAGTTACAGTTAAGTCTCCAGTAAAAATAGCAACTCCACAATATGTTGATTTTGACGAAGCATCACTAAATCCAATAGGTCAGGATGAAATTAAATATTTATTTTTTGAACAAATAAATGGTCAACAGTTATTGTTGTTAAGTAATACCAATTTTGTTAATCCAGAAAATATTGTTTATCAGCCAATAGTCAATATTTCTAATTTTAAAACAAACTATGACCCTAAAAAAATAATAGCACTTCAAGATACATCAGATACATACTTTTTAAATTTTCCTATAAAGTTAAATAATAAAATTCCAGATGTTCCAACAACAGAAAGCACAAATGGAAAAAATGTTTATATTGCAACAACACCAAGAACTGATCTTATATATACTGCAGTAGTAACATACTATAACCGTTATGCAAGAATAGTTATTGAAACTAAAGATATGGAAAATGATGAAAATATTGAAATTCAGATTCTTTCTGGTGGTACAATATATACAGACTTAATTGAGGAGTATACGTCATGATAACTAATACTGGAAAAGAGATAGTTGCCAAGTACATGCTTGGTACAGCGCCAGCATATGCATCCTATATGGCATTTGGATGTGGAGCAAAACCTTTAGGAACATTAGATGCTCATGATTTTGTTGGATACTCACAAAAAGAAGTTTTAGATTTTGAAATGTTTAGAGTTCCAATTTCTTCTAGAGGATATGTATATGAAAATAATACTAATAAATTAGTTTTTACAGCAGAACTTCCAAGTCAAGAAAAATACGAAATAACAGAAATTGGAATATACTCTGCAGGCTCAAATCCAGCAGCATCTGGTTTTGATAGTCGTAATATTGTTTTATTTTCAACTGAAGAAAATTGGCAATATGTTACTACAACTCCAGCAAATATTCCTCAAATCACAACCCCATTAGACTCTCAAGATGATAATGTTATTGATGTAGCATATGATGTTTTTCAAGCCAACTCAGATAATAGAACTTTTTATAGATCAAATAGAAATGATTATCATGAAAGATGTAGATTTTTTAATAATATGGTTATTATTGCTGGAGATTTTTCTAGTATAAAAGATGCAACTGCATCAACAAATCTTTCTTCTGTATATCATATTTTAAAGACTGGACTTTCTCTTAATTTATCACAAAACTCACTATCAGATAAGATTAAAATTGGATTTTCATTAATTAACAAAACTGCAAGTTTAACATTAGATCCAACGTATGATGATACTGACAAAGTTAAGATTATTGTTGATTTTATTAATACATCTACCAAAAAAGCAAGACTAGTTTGTGAGGTAAATAAAGATGATGATGGTGTTGATTTTAAATCAAATAGATATTATATTATTGAAAAAAGTCTTTCAGATGCTGTTCAAGATAGCGGATTTTCATGGCAAGATGTAACATCAATAAAAATTTATTCGTGTGTTGTAGATGGTGGAGTTTTATCATCTGATTATTATGTTGGTTTAGATGCAATACGTGTTGATAATATAACTACACAAAATCCACTTTATGGATTAGTTGCATATACAACAGTTAAAAATTCAACAGAACAACCAATTTTAAAAGCATCAAATACAAATAATTATATTGAATTTAGGATGGCATTAGGTGTTCAATAATGGCAGATTCTAATATTAAAAAATCAATTATAGACCCATTGCCAGAGTTTAGTGGTGAAACTGGAAAATATAAATTAAGATATAGAATTATTTCAAATGATAGAAATAGAATTTCTCATTGGTCTGATATTCATGAAATTATAGTACCAAGTGTTACACAACTTACTACAACCGCCTATCAATCTATTGTAGAAGAAATAAGTCAGCCAGGTGGAAAAAAAATACATGTTGTTAATCTATGGTGGACTCCAAATAACTCTTATCTATTTAATTATTATGATGTTTACCTTGCTTTGAATAAAGTTACTGGTGAACCAACAATATCCGATTATGAGTATTATGGAAGAGTATTTTCTCCATCTTTTTCTGTTTATTTAGATGACGATACTACTGATAATTTTAGTATTATTATTCATTCACCAACGTATGATCGTATTATTAATTCAAATCATATACTTATCAAAACTGCTAAGCATGTGCTATAATTATATATTATGCCACAACTACCAATCCCTCAAAGAGGCCAGCCACTAGATGTTGCTTATATTAATAGCATTGTTACAACAATTAATGATCTTGTTAAACAAGTTTCTCCAACAGCATCTAATATAACTAAGATAGAAAGAGTTGGTGAAATACCAAATTCTGTACCAACATCACAATCGTCAATCTTAGGCGTAGTAAAAAATATTGCAAATTCTGCAACAGTAACAGCAGGTGAAGAAAAATCTTTTGATATTGATTTTAGTTTTAAGTATCCTCCAATTGTTGTTGCAACACCTTGGAACAAAGGAAATACTGATTCTGGAAAAAATGTTTCTGTATTTATTAATAATGTTACAACATCAAAAGCAACTTTAGTAGCAAAATTTTCAGCAGGTGGTGCAGCAACAGTAGATGTTAATGTATTGATTATCGGAATTCCAAATTGAAATGTATAAAGTGTAGTGGTAGAGTATTTATAGATAGACAATATACAACTGTTGGTCATATAGAGGTCTATTGTGTTATATGTGGTAGTAGAAAATTTTTTCATCCACCAGATTCAACAAAAGAGGGAAGATGGGTTTTCGCAAAGGAAGTATTGAGAGCGAAGAGTACAATGAGTCCCCTGTAATTAGTGGGAATAAAACTGTTTGGTTTTTAAATGGTGATCTTGTACGTGTAAAGCACAGTAGTAGATCTAATGGTACTGTTGCTTTATATAATATAAATAAAGATCGTGTAGAAATATGTTTTACACATGAGTTTAAAAAGAAAAGAGAAAAAGCCTACACAATGGGTGAAACAGCAATATTAATAAATAGGCACAAAAAGTATTTACCTAGTTTAATAAAGAGAGGTGTAATTCCACCACCAATTGGAAGCACAGTTGGTGGCGAAAGAAAATTTCAAAAAAGGGCATATTATTCTGAAAGCCACATAAAGGAAATAAGGGACATATTATCATCTATTCATATTGGCCAGCCAAGAAAAGATGGATTAGTAACTAATAATAGAACTCCAACAAAGCAAGAGTTGACTCGTAGAATGGGTGATGGTATACTTACTTATACGAAAACTGAAGATGGTAGATATATTCCAATTTGGAATGAGAGCATTAACTAGACCCTTGGAGGGTAGATGGAAAAGAACGAAGAGACAAAGGTCTCTGTTACATTAGGATATACATTAAACCTTGGTAATTTTCAATCGCTCAGGCTTGATTTAGGAGTAGTAGACTCAAAGCGTGATGGTGAGACTACAAATGATGCAATGGAGCGTGTATATGGCTTTGTAGAGGCTAAATTGACTGAAAAGATCAATGAGGCTAAGGCAGAAATTTCAGAGTAATGGCAGAGCGCAAAGACCGAATGGCTTTGCTAAGTCGTTATTCAAAACATCATAAAGAAAGATATGAAGCAAAGCCAACATTAAATTTAAACGTAGAGCAGTGGGCTTCCGATGCCCTGATAGAATCATATGGAATGTCTTTATGCTATGACCTGCTAGAGTACTATTTTAAAGTTGCACAAGAGCCTGCTTGGAATTATTTTGCATACAATGCAGAAAAGATATTAAAGGCTAAACTTGACAAAGAGCAAGATGATATGGAAAGATTAGAAAGACGTAAAAAAGCAAAGGAATGGCTAAGTGAATAATACTGAAGCAAAAGTAATAAATGCTGTTTTAAAAGATAAACAAATACATGTTCTTTTGCAAGCAAATATAGATAATATTCTTAGAACACATTCTGATATTTGGAACTTTGTTAGAAACTATTTTGAACATAATAGTTCTGTTCCACCATCTTCATTGGTTGTAGAAAGATTTAGAGACTTTGAGGTTATTGATGATGTTGGTGCAACAAAGCATCATCTTGAAGAACTACAACATGAATATCTAAATGATAGCCTTAAAGATATTTTAAGATCTGCTGCAACAGAAGTACAAAATGATAAAGGTGCAGAGGCATTAACAAATCTTATTACTAAAACATCAGAACTAAAAAAGAATACATCAGCAGTTCGTGATATCGATGTTATTGATTTAGATTCTGCTATTGCATACTTTGAACATCTTAAAGCAATGGAAGCAGCAGGAAACGTTGGAATTAAAACTGGATTGCCAGGATTTGATAACTATCTTCCGTCAGGAATTACTGCTGGACAACTAGGAGTATTTCTTGCATATCCAGGAATTGGAAAGTCGTGGCTTGCGCTTTATTTTGCGGTACAGGCTTGGAAACAAGGAAAGACTCCTTTAGTAATTAGCCTTGAGATGTCTGAAACAGAAGTTCGTAATCGTGTATTTACAATTATGGGTGAAGGTCTATGGTCTCATCGTAAAATAAGTCAAGGAAATATTGAGATGGAAACTCTTAAAGAATGGCATAAACGCCATCTTGCTGGTAAAAATCCATTTCATATTATCTCAAACGATCAAGGTGGAGAAATTAGTCCATCAGTTCTTCGTGGAAAGATTGACCAATATAAGCCAGACTTTGTTATTGTAGATTACCTACAACTTATGACACCAAACCAAAAGTCTGATAATGAAACTGTAAGAATGAAAAATCTTTCTCGTGAACTTAAGTTGATGGCTATTTCTGAAGAAGTACCAATTATTGCTATTTCATCTGCTACACCAGATGATGTAAATGATCTTAGCAGTGTTCCTACACTTGGTCAAACTGCATGGTCTAGACAGATTGCCTATGATGCTGACTGGGTTATGGCTTTGGGTAGAGCAACTAATTCAGACATTATAGAGTGTGCTTTTAGAAAGAATCGTAATGGATTTATGGGAGAATTTTTGGTTCAGGTAGACTTTGATAAAGGATACTATCGTTATAAAGACTATGAAGATAAGCAGTTATAATATGGTATGTTCTTTAATCATAAGCCGATTAAAAATTTTATGGTCGATGGGGCCATTAAAGATGAGGCTACTGTTCCAAGACTTAAAGAAGAATATATAAGACTATTAATTGTTCAGATGCGGGAAACTGGATATGTTCCAAGAATTGACATAGAACCCAGTTTTACGCTAGACTATAATAGTGAGAAAGAATCTTTTAATTTTAAATTGACAATATATGGAATATTTGTAGGGAGAAAAAAGACAGAATGGATAATCGCAGTAGACGGAAGCAAACCAATATCTTTACAGAAGAACAAATTAAAAGAGTTCTCATCGGATCAGGAATCACCATTGAGTCAGAGGTAGGCTCGGACTTTATAATATTTTGTCCATATCACAATAATACAAGAACTCCAGCAGGAGAAGTTTCTAAAGAGTCTGGATTATTTTTTTGCTTTGGTTGCCAGCAAACTTCAGAGTTGCAAGAGTTAATTATGAAAACAACTGGAAGATCATACTTTGAATCTATTCGTTTTATTAAAAGCAAAGAAAAAGAATCAAATATAGAAGATTTAGTAAATAAAAAATTGTATAAACCAAAAGAATTTATTCAATATGATGAGTTATTAATTAAAAGATTAACCAATCAAGCGGTAGATTCTCCAAGAGCAATTAGATATTTTGAAGGCAGAAGAATAACAAAACAATCTATTGAAAAATTTAGTCTTGGATTTTCAGAAAAACAAGATATGGTTACGATACCAGTTCAATCTCCAGATGGAATGACTATTGGGTTTGTAGCAAGAACTATTGAAGGGAAAGAATTTAAAAATACTCCAGGCCTTCCTAAAAGTAAAATATTGTTTAATCTTCATAGAGTAAAACAATCAAATAAAGTTTATGTTGTTGAATCATCTTTTGATGCCATAAGAATAGACCAGGTTGGTCTTCCAGCAGTTGCAACTCTTGGAGCAAATGTTTCTAGTTCTCAAATAGAACTATTAAAAAAATATTTTAATGATATTTACATTATATCTGATAATGACGATGCTGGAAATAATATGGCAAATAAACTTATTGATAAACTTGGCTCCAGGGTATCTAAAATACAATTAGACAAAAAGTATAAAGATATTGGAGATATGATGGATAATGATATACTTAATACATTGAATACAAAAACAATATCTAGCATTATAGGAAACCTATGAGAAAACATTTACAGTGGTATCATGCATTAAAAACAATGACAAAAAGATCCTACTGGACTAAAGCAAATACTGTTGAATTTTTTGCGTTTGTTGCAAAAGGAACAATTATTATTCCTGGTTTATTATTTGACATCAGTGTCTGGTGGTTTTATATTTTTGCATTAGTTTCAAGTTTAGGATTAATTTGGTCTTCTACTGTAAAAACTATACCTACTTTAATTTGGTTTAACATTTTGTGGTCAATTTTAGCGGTTGCATATATTGCTAAATATTTTGGATTAATTTTATGAACGTAGTTGTTATAGGTGGAGGAACCGCAGGATGTATATCTGCTTTATTATTTAAAAAGAAGTTTCCAGATATAGATATAACAGTTATAAGAAGTAAAGAAATAGGTGTGCTTGGACCTGGAGAAGGACTTACTCCAGCAATTAATTCTTTTTTAAAAGATTTAGATATATCAATTGAAGATTTTATAGAAAACACAGGGGCAACAATTAAACATGGAGTAATGTTTAATAATTGGGATTTAGAAAACTCTAGTTGGTTTCACGGTTTTTATGATTTTTATAAAGATAAAAATCATACAATTGATAATAATGTTTTAAATTTATATAAAGTAGCAGTTAATTTAAAAACAAATTTAAATGATATAAACTATTTATATCATTTAGTTAAAAATAAAAAAATAGATATAAGTGATCCAATAAATTATGGGTTTCATATAGATGCAAAAAAACTTGTATTATTTTTAGAAGACATTGCATTAAAAAATAATATTAAAATTATTGATGCAAAAGTTTTAGATATAGAAAAAGATAATAAAGAAAATATATCTAAAATTATTCTTTTAGATAATTCTACTATTGATTGTGACTTTGTTGTAGATTGTAGCGGATTTAATAAAATTATAATAAAAAAACATTATAACGCAGAATGGCAGTCAATGTCGCATCTTTTGCCAGCAACAAATTCTTTAACAGCATTTTTACCAAGTGATGATAAATATTATCCATATACTGATGCAACAGCAATGAAATATGGATGGTCATGGAAAATACCACTACAGCATAGGTATGGATGTGGATATGTTTATGATGGAAACTATATAACAGAACAGGAAGCAAAAGATGAATTAATTAAACTATATGGAAATGAAATTCAGTTTATTGGAAATTTTTCTTATGATCCAGGATTTTTAAAACAACCCTGGATTAAAAATTGTTTTTCAAATGGACTTTCATCATCATTTTTTGAACCAATAGAAGCCACATCAATATCTACAGCAATTAGCCAAATGTATTATTTTTTAATTTATTTTTTTCCTAAATATATTAAAAATATAGATAATAATATACAAGATTTATATAATAAAAATTTTGTTTTAAGCCAAATTAGCCTTGCCTCATTTTTACATTTTCATTATAAAACAAATAAAATTGATACTGAATTTTGGAAATTATTTAATGGTAAATATACATCTCCAAAAAAAATAAACGATTTTGAAAATATTATGAATACAAATACTATAGATAAAAATATATTTGATGTTTTAGACTATGAAATTTTAAAATGGCCTAATTATAGTTGGATGTCTCTTTATGCTGGAAACAAAATGCATAAAAATTGTATTGAACTTGACATAACTGAGATTGAGGAGTATAATAAAAGTGTAAAAGCAATAAAGCAGTTATCCAGCAATAATGGAATTGATCATATTGAATTTTTACAAAAAATAAAAAACAAAGGAGAATAATATGAGCGTAGTAAAGGGACTCAAAAACATTAATGCCCTGCTCGACAAACCAAAATATGATAGCAATGCAATTAAAGTAAGATGGGTTAAGTTGGCTGATGGACAGGCAGCAAAGATCCGTTTTGTAGAAGAGTTAGATGAAGACTCTGCAAGTTATAATGAATCAAGAGGCTTGGCTGTAGTTGTTGCCGAGCATACAAATCCAAAAGATTATAAGCGTAAGGCTGCATGTACTCAAGATACAGAAGGTCGTTGCTTTGGTTGCGAAATGGCTAGAAAAGAACCAAAGAGTGGCTGGAAGGCACGTATGCGTTTTTATTGCAATGTTCTTGTTGATGATGGCCTAGAAGATCCATATATTGCGGTATGGTCACAAGGAATTAGTAAGCAATCAGCATTTAATACAATTCGTGAATATGCCTTGGAGACTGGAAGCATTTCAAATCTTCAATGGAAGTTAAAGCGTAATGGACAAGGTACAGAAACAAACTACACCTTGATTCCAAGTAAGCCAGATAGTGAACCATTTGAGTGGGGAAATTTTGAATACCACAATCTTGATAAGGTGGTACGTGAAGTTCCTTATCCAGAACAAGAGTCGTTCTATTTTGGTTTTGATACACCATCTGTCACATCTACCAATATTGAGTGGTAATTTGTGAATTACGTTGGACTACATGTACATACTCATTACTCATTAATGGATGGTGTGGCTACGCCACAAGAGTATGTTGATCGTGCTGTTAAACTAGGTATGCCAGCATTGGCTATAACTGATCACGGCACATTGTCAGGCCATCGTGAAATGTATCGTGCTGCAAAAGCAGCAGGGATAAAGCCGATTCTTGGTATAGAAGGATATATTGCTTCGGATAGATTTGATCATCGTGATAAATCAGAGCGCACTACTCCACTTGATCTTATCTACAATCATATAGTAATTCTTGCCAAGAATCAACAAGGCTTAGAAAATCTAAATAAATTAAATGAAATTGCTTGGACTGAAGGTTTTTATAAAAAACCAAGAATTGATTTTGCAGTATTAGAAAAATATAAAGATGGGCTTATTGTTTTATCTGCATGTCTCAGTGGTCTAATTGCAAAAGCAATTGAGGTTGGAGAATTTGCTATAGCAAAACAACATATTGAATGGTTTAAAAAAACATTTAATGATGATTTTTATATTGAGGTTATGCCACATAACCCACCTGAGATTAATTTAAATTTAATGCAGTTAGCAGATGAGTTTGGTGTAAAGATAGTTGTAACACCAGATTGTCATCATTCTGATATAGACCAAAAAGTTATTCAAGAGATGATGTTAATTCTAAATACACATGCAAAACTTGAAAAAGATGTTAAGTATGACAAGTCTAAAAAATATGATGACATGATAGATAGACTAGACTATCTTTATGGTAAGGATAGGATGATGTCATTTAATAGATTTGATATCCATCTTCTTTCATATGATGAAATGAAGTCTGCTATGACAAAAGAACTTAAGTTTAGAGAAGATATGTTTGTAAATACTTTAGAAATTGCAGACAAAGTAGAAGACTATGATATTAAAGAAGACCTTAATCTTTTGCCAGTACAGTATAAGAATCCAGACCAAGAATTACACGATTTAGCATATGAAGGACTTAAGCAAAAGGGTTTAGATAAAGAACCAATTTATGTTGATAGATTTGCAGAAGAGATGCAAATAATCAGTGATAAAAAGTTCGCACCATACTTTCTTGTTGTTATGAATATGATTAACTGGGCCAAAAAAGAAGGAATTATGGTAGGACCTGGACGTGGTTCTTCTGCAGGCTCATTACTTTGTTATGTGTTGGGTATTACAGATATTGATCCAATTAAACACGGTTTATTGTTTTTCCGCTTTATTAATCCTGAAAGAAATGATTTTCCAGATATTGATACAGATATTCAGGATTCTAGGCGGGATGAGGTTAAGGAATACTTAGTAAAACAATATAGACATGTTGCATCTATTGCTACATTCTTGCAGTTTAAAGATAAAGGTGTTGTAAGAGATGTTTCTAGAGTTTTAAATATTCCATTGACTGATGTTAATAAAGTTCTAAAAACTGTAGACACATGGGATGAGTTTTGTACATCAAAAACATCTGCATGGTTTAGAGAAAAATATCCTGAAGTGGAAATATATGGAGATCAATTACGTGGTCGTATTAGGGGCACTGGCATCCATGCTGCTGGTGTCGTCACTAGTAAAGATCCTATTTTTAAATACGCACCAATGGAAACCCGTTCTGCTCCTGGCTCTGATGATCGCATACCTGTGGTGGGTGTGGATATGGACGAGGCTGCGAGAATCGGTCTCATCAAGA